ACACGCTGGTCCCGCTGATAACTCCAAAGTTAACAGCGGCGTGGCTCTACGGCTTCGGCATGGCAGGCATGTCCCTAACAGGTGGGCTCCCAGTTCTGCAAGAGTACTACGCATGCATGCTCCGGCACGGACAGCCGGGGCGCGTAGAGCAGAGCACGCAATGGGAAAACACCGCCGGGTTCCTGAACCTGGCGAAGGGCATGGCAAGGGAGGTACGGCCAGTCACTGATGCTGCCCGCTTATCCTACTGGAGGGCGTTTGACGTCTGCCCTAATCGGCAGCGCCTTGTGGAACAGCAGCTCCGCGACACTACCTTATCACTGCACCGCCGCGGGACTCAAGCCTGGGACCCGGCCACAGAAAGTTTCGTCCACAATAACTACTGAGGCAACAATGGTTAAATCCAACAAGATGCGTTCCAAGAACAACAACAAGAAGAAGAGCTCTGGCGCCTCCGCTGCAAAGCGCAAGGCGCCTGCTGGGAGGATGATTGTGCCTACGCGGCGCATGTTTGACCCTCCCGCCGCAGCGTATGCTCGACTTCTCGCCGATCCCTGTGGTGCACCCCTCACCCACCCGCTATACGCTGGTGGTGAGGGTGGCATCCTGGTCAAGGCCGAGTCGGTCATCAACATTGCGGCCGGTGCTTCGGAAACCGGTGTTCTCATGCACTGGACCCCGGGTGCTATCGGCTCTGGAAACACTGAGCTACTCACCTCTGCCCCTGCTGGTGACTCAGCTACAGCCACTGCTGCCTCTAGCACCCCAGGCAAAACCTTCTTGAATGACAATGCCACTGGCGTACGCGTCGTGGCTGCATGCATGCAGGTCACTTACCTGGGCACTGAGCTTAATCGCTCCGGCACCATTGCTATGGGCCGTACTCAGGGTAGTCTGATCGACCCGACCAACACTGTGTCGTTGTCTGGTCTTTCTACAGCCCTTGAGCATTTCACGCGTACTCCTGATAGTACGCTAGAGCTACGGTGGGTCCCGGCCAACATGGATCAGTCCTTTACGGACCCCAATGTTGCCACACCCACGCAGGAGCGTGACCGCAAGTCTGCACTCACGCTTTCCGCCAGCGGCCTCGTTGCTGCCAGCGGCCTGCGTATCCGGCTCGTCGCCATCTATGAGTACCAGCCGCTGCGCACGCTGGGGATCGCCAACCCTTCCTCTTCGCGCGCTTATAGTAGCTGGTCTCTGGATGACGTTCTTAACAGCGTCCAGAAGGCTACCAACGTGATTAAGAGCATGAGCTCTCTCTACGGCATGCGAGTGCCGCAGATTGAACTATAAACACTTGGAAGTCCCCGACCGCAAGGCGGGGGGTAGGGCAGCAGGCTTGCATAGCCACGGGGAAAGCGCACCCGCCCTTAGCAGCTCTGGAAAATACCAAAAACAAACAAAACGCAGCTACAACGTGGGTGGGGAGAGGCCATGGATGGATTGGACCCCATTTCTCGCGCCGTAAGGTGACCATGGCTGCCCACGCTATAGTTTGCGACC